GTGGATCAGCCCCTGTGAAAAAAGCTAGCGGTGGCAAGGTGTCAGCCTCATCCCGTGCTGACGGCATTGCGCAACGAGGCAAGACTCGCGGGAAGATGTGCTGATGGAAATGGCTATCTGGAACGCTATTTTGACGGCCTTTCTGGGGCTACTTGGTTGGAATCTGAAAGAGAAGTCCGATGAGATTAAACGACTTCAGATTTTGATCAACAAAACCCGAGAAGAAATGCCAAAAGAATACGTTACCAAGGTAGACTTGCATACAGACATCAATCGAATCATGGACAGGCTAGACAGACTAGAAACCAAGATTGATATGTTTATCAAGGAGCAGCGAAGTGCCCTCTCATAGCGCCAAACAGCACAGGTTCATGGAGGCGGTGGCCCACAATCCATCGTTCGCCAAGAAAGCAGGAGTCCCACAATCCGTGGGAAAAGAGTTTGCAAAAGCCGATAAAGGCAAAACATTTTCACGAGGTGGTGACATGAAAGAATCTAAAGCAATGGTTGGTAAAGAAGTGGCCTTCATGAAGAAGAAGGGCGCTCCCGCATCCATGATCAAGCATGAAAAAGCTGAGATGATGGGCATAAAAAAAGGCGGTGGTGTCAAACCTTCTGCTATGGGCAAAGTTAAGACTGCCGCCCCAAGCCGTGATGGTGTTGCCGCCAAAGGCAAAACCAAAGGCACGATAATCAAAATGAACAAGGGCGGCATGTCCCGCTAAGGAACAGTCATGGCAACAAGTGCATTTGGCAAAGCTTTTCGTGCCGCCCGTGATGCGGGTGACAAAGAATTTACTTTTAACGGTAAGCAATACAACACCCGTTTAGCTGAAGAAGACGCTGGCGCTATGAAAGAAAAGCGCGATGCAGGTATGCGCAAGAAAAGCGACATGGTTGTTGCCTTGGGCCGTGCTTCGCGTTCTATTGGTGATGAAACATCTGATCTAGCCAAGGCCAAGATTGCACAAGCCAAAGCATCTGCTGAGCGGGACTATGCAACTGCTGACATGGATGAGACTATGAAGGGTTACAAGCCACGTTATACGCAACCTGGCCGCGCTCCAAAGATGACTGAAGGGGCAACCTATGAGCCCATGCCTTTCAAAAGCATGATGCCTGAGCGGGACATTAGCGACATTGGCATGAAAAAGGGTGGCAACGTTGCCAGTTCTGCCTCAAAGCGAGGCGATGGTATTGCCCAGCGGGGTAAAACTCGCGGTCGTTTGGTTTAAGGAAAAATTATGGCCACCATAAACACAACCTCCAGCACCGCTCGGGGCATGCGTAACTACAAGCCTCGCCGGCCCAACATAACCATTGATGATGTGGTTACACCTGAAAGCAGGGCGCGCCAGCAGGCTATGGTTCAAGAAGCTAAAGATGATGCCATGCAAGGTACGCTTGAAAAACTGTATGAAGGTGCGCGCACAACTCCTACCGATGGGATGAAGGCGGGCGGTAAAGTGAGTTCTGCCTCCAAAAGAGCAGATGGTTGCGCGATACGTGGTAAGACAAAAGGCAGGATAGTTTAATGAGAGCCAGTCGCGGCATGGGTGATATCAGCCCTTCCAAAATGCCTAGCGGCGTAAAGAAAGCGCGCCGTGATGACACTGACTTTACGCAATATGCCAAAGGCGGGGAAGTGTGGGATAAGCCCAACCCTGCCAAAAAGCATAATAAGCTAACGCCCGCAAAGAAAGCCAAGGCAAAAGCTGCGGCTAAAGCTGCTGGCCGGCCTTATCCAAACTTAATTGACAACATGCGCGCAGCAAGGGCTAAATAATGGCCAATACATCTGGGACAGCAAGCTTTAATCTTGACTTAAACGACATTGTTGAGGATGCGTTTGAGCGTTGCGGCAAAGAGTTGCGTACTGGTTATGACCTCAAGACTGCTCGGAGAAGCTTGAACATGCTTACCATTGAGTGGGCAAATCGTGGCATTAACCTGTGGACAATTGAGCAGGGTCAGATTGTTCTCAATACCAACCAGATTCAATACGCCATTCCAAATGACACGATTGATATGTTGGACATGGTGACCCGTACTGGCACGGGCACCACTCAGTCTGACTTGAATCTTTCGCGTATTTCTGAGCCAACGTATATCACCATACCAAACAAGTATGCTTCGGGCCGTCCTGTGCAAGTGTGGGTAAACCGTCAAACTGGTCAGACAAACTTGACAACGGCCACATTGGCGGCAACTATTACAGCCACTGACACGACAATTACGGTTACAAATCCCTCCGCATTGACTACGTCAGGCTTTATCAACATTGGCACTGAAACCATTTCCTATCAAAACGTTGTTGGCAATGAGTTGCAGTACTGTTTCCGCGGTCAAAACAACACGACTGCTGCTGCTCATACCAGTGGAGCGGCCATCTACAGCAATAACCTTTCGTCCGTAAATTTGTATCCTGCACCGTCCGCACCTGGGAACCAATACACATTGGTTTACTACCGTATGCGCCGAATGCAAGATGCCGGCAACGGGGTTAATGTGCAAGACATTCCATTCCGTCTTATCCCTTGCATGGTTGCTGGATTGGCTTTTTATCTATCCCAGAAGTTGTCTGGCGCCGAACTCAGGATGGAGTGGTTAAAAAACGAATACGAACAGCAATGGTTGTTAGCCTCTCAAGAAGACAGGGACAAGTCGGCTGATCGGTACGTGCCAAGGAATATGTTCTATGCCTAACAGATTTGCTTCAGGCAAATGGGCAATTGCTGAGTGTGATCGGTGCGGTCAGCGGTACAAGCTTAAAGAGCTTAGAAAACTGACCATCAAGACAAAACAGGTTGCAATCAAAGTTTGCCCTGAGTGCTGGGAAGAGGATCAGCCGCAGTTGCAGATTGGTATGTACCCGGTTAATGACCCGCAAGCTTTGCGAGAGCCGCGGCCTGATGTCAGCTACATACTTTCTGGAACAAATGGTCTTCAACTTACATTGACTGGTGGAGCCGGGGAAAATGGGTTGGGGACGCCAGAAGGCGGCAGTAGAATCTTTCAATGGGGTTGGTATCCTGTTGGAGGATCAAGGTTTTTTGATGCAGATTTAACGCCAAACAACTTGGTTTTGGCGCTTGAATTGGGTACAGTATCGGTAAGCGTAACTTAGGAGCAGATATGGACAAGAAACAAGTCAAGGCGATTGCTGACACTGAGGCCAAAAAGGCTGTTAAAGGCCATGAAGGTCGTATGCACGCCAAAGGAATGAAAAAAGGCGGGCCCACTAGCATGGATCGCAAAAAGTTTGGCAAAAATATGTCCCGTGTAATGAACCAGCGTGGAGGCTAACATGGCCAAGTTCAGCAAAAAAATGATGGGCAAAGAAGTTGGCGATGCTGCCACTTATGCTGTGCCGCACGATATGTCTGGCAACGTTTTAAAGATGCCCAAGCGTGTTGACCCAAACACACTGAATGCATCACAAGTTACGCCAGCCACTGGTAGTGGTCGCGTTAGCGCCGGCAACCCAGCCCGCGATGATGTCAAAACAACCGGCATCAAAATGCGTGGGGCTGGAGCAGCTACCAAAGGCGTTATGTCTAGAGGCCCGATGGCATGAACTACACCGAGTTGTACAACACAATTCAGAGCTACACCGAGAACCAGTTTCCCGATGTATACCTTGCGAACGGAAGTACTGTGTCTGCTCAGACACAGATCAATACTTTCATCACGCAGGCTGAACAACGTATATACAACTCGGTTCAGTTCCCATCGTTGCGTAAAAACGTAACAGGGTTCACGACCACAAGCAACAAGTACTTGGCTTGCCCATCCGACTTCTTGGCAACGTATTCAATGGCGGTGATTGCCGCAGACGGCTCATACGAGTACCTGTTGAACAAGGATGTGAACTTCATCCGCCAAGCGTACCCACAACCAACGGACACAGCCATCCCGAAGTACTACGCACTGTTTGGCCCGTCATACAGTAACAGTGATGAACTGTCGTTCATTCTTGGACCAACGCCTGACGCCTCCTACAACATGGAGTTGCACTACTTCTTCTATCCAGACTCAATCACTGTTGCCGCTGATGGCCGCACTTGGCTGGGTGACAACTTTGACACCGTACTGTTGTACGGGTCTTTGGTAGAAGCGTACATCTTCATGAAGGGTGAGGTGGACATCATTACCATGTACGAGACCAAGTACAAAGAAGCGCTTGCATTGGCGCAGCGTCTGGGTGACGGGTTGGAGCGCAGCGACGCATACCGCAGCGGGCAATATCGGCAAGCGCCGTTGCCGCAGAATAACGGAGTGCGTTGATGGCGTTCACTGGCAACTACAGTTGCAACACACTTCGCTCCGGGCTGGTAAACGGCACAATCAATTTTGCAACAGATACCTTTTATCTGGCGCTGTACACCAACGCGGCCACACTTGACCAGAACACCACCGCGTACACTGCGGCTGATGAGGCGTCTGGGGGCAACTACGTCGCTGGCGGTCAAATCATTACTGCGACCATTGGCACGGAGTTGGCTTCTTCTGGGAGCATTGTGTTCATCAACTTCTCCTCCCCGTCTTGGACGGGGGCAATCACTGCCAGGGGAGCTTTGATCTACACCCCCGGGGACAATGGCGCAGTGTGCGTCTTGGACTTTGGCAGTAACAAAACATCCACCAACAGTTTTCCCGTGACGATGCCTGCAAACACAAGCACATCGGCACTCATTCGGCTTGTTTAAGGAGCAATCATGTTCAACGATAAAGTTAAATCCAAAGATGTTGCCTCAAGCAGCTTGATTGCTGGTGGCTCCGCCGCTGATAGCGCAAGCGCAAAAGGCGTGTACAAAATCCAGTGCCACGACAAAGACGGCAACCTAAAGTGGGAAGACGAAGCTCCCAATCTGGTGGTCAACGAAGGCTTGCAGGATATGAATGCCAAGTACTTTACGGGCACAACGTATACCGCTGCTTGGTATATTGGTCTGTACGGCTCTGGGGCAACCAATAGCCCCGCCGCTGGCGATACGATGGCCTCCCACGCGGGTTGGACTGAAGTGACTGCGTATAGCCAAGCCACCCGTCCTGCCTGCACGTTTGGCACCCCCACCACGGCCAACCCCTCAGTGGCTACCAATTCAGCTTCACCCGCATCGTTCAGCATCAACGGCACGACGACTGTTGGCGGCGCATTTCTGACCAGCAACAACACCAAAGGTGGCACGACGGGCACGTTGTACTCAGCCGCAGACTTCAGTGCCCCTGGAGACCGTGCCGTTGTGTCTGGCGACACCCTTTCCGTTACTTATACTCTGAGCTTGGCAGGTTAATCATGGCAACAACTTTCAAAAAAGGCGACGTTGTTAAGGCTGTCGCAGTCGTTCCTCAAGGCCCGGTGCTTGCACTGCGTATGAGCGAAGAAGGTGTGGTTTCATATCTGATCGAGTGGACGGATACCGATGGAGCAACTCAACAACGCTGGTTTGAAGAGTCTCAACTGACAGGAGCATGATCTATGGCACTCGTCCTCGCGGATCGAGTCCGTGAAACTACCACCACTACAGGCACTGGCTCTGTAACGCTGGCAGGCGCGTACACGGGCTTTCAAACCTTCTCCGCTGGTATTGGCAACAGTAACAGCACGTACTACACCATAGCCAACGTCGTTTCTGGCGAGTGGGAAGTAGGTATCGGTACGTACACATCTGCGGGGAACACACTCTCCCGTACAACTGTCCTGTCTTCCAGCAACTCAAATGCGTTGGTAAATTTTGCTGCGGGATCAAAAGATGTGTTTGTCACACAGCCTGCCGAACGGGCGGTGTACATAGACTCTGCGGGTACTACAGTTGATGTAAACATCCTGGCCGCTTCGGGCGACTCATCGTTTAACTCCACGGGTGCGTTAAAAATCTCGGCGGGTACGACAGGCCAGCGACCTACAGGCGCAGTGGGCAAGATTCGTTGGAACAGCACGTTGTCCCAGTATGAGGGGTATGACGGCACAAACTGGACGCTCTTGGGCGGGGCAGTGATCTCCAACGACACAAGCACGGCAAGCAACCTGTATCCCGTGTTCTCCAGCGTCACGACTGGCAACGCTTCCACTTTGTACACAGGCAACGCCAAGCTGCTGTACAAACCAAGCACAGGCGAGTTGCAAGCTTCAGTTCCGGTTGCATTGAATGGGCTTGTGGTGAACAGTCAAACGGTATCTGCAAGTTACACCATTGCGGTGGGGTATTCAGCTATGTCTGCTGGGCCTGTAGCTGTGGCAAGTGGACAAGCGGTAACGGTCAGTTCAGGCAGTCGTTGGGTAATTGTTTAAGGATTTGATATGGCAAGCGTTGTTGTAAATGGAGATACATCAGGGGCAGTGACTCTGAGCGCACCAGCAGTGGCTGGCACTGTGACTGTGACCTTGCCGTCTACATCGGGGGTTATGGCTGTGTTGCCAACTGCCACTGGGGTTCTTGCTGAATCTGCTGGCGGCACTGGCACTACAACTGGCTACTACGGCTTCAAGAACCGCATCATCAATGGTGCGATGGTGATTGACCAGAGGAATGCGGGGGCTAGTGTGAGCAATACTACTGCCGCTATTTATACATTGGATAGATGGGGATGCTATGGGCCATCTGCTAGTAAATTTACAGTTCAGCAATCTTCCACTGCTTCTGCTGGATTTATCAACTCATTGCTTGTTACTTCTTCTGCCGCAACTGCTGTTGGTGCTGGTGATATTTATCACTTATTCCAACAAGTTGAAGGGTTGAATGTTTCAGATTTAGGATGGGGTACTGCAAGCGCACAAACGATCACACTCAGTTTTCAAGTGCGCTCATCATTGACAGGAACATTTGGTGGCTCTTTAAGAAACTCTGCTGGAAATAGGTCATATCCATTTACCTACACAATTTCAGCCGCAAACACATGGGAGACAAAATCCATTGCAATTGCTGGCGATACAACTGGAACTTGGTTAACTACAAATGGAATAGGTATTTCGTTAAGTATCGGCCTTGGTGTTGGCGCTACTTTTAGCGGCACATCAGGGGCGTGGGCGGCGGGAAACTATTTATCCGCCACAGGCGCAACCAGCGTAGTCGGTACAAACGGAGCCACCCTCTACATCACAGGCGTACAGTTGGAAAAAGGCTCAACAGCAACTTCTTTTGACTACCGCCCGTATGGGACTGAGTTTGGCCTGTGTCAAGCTTACTACCAAAAAGTGTCTATTTCTGGCAGAAGAAGTGGTGGTTTTTGGATACCAGAAAATCTTGCCGCAAGCAATTCAATGCGTGGTAGTTATGAATACCCAGTAACTATGAGAACCGCACCAACTGGAACAATTACGCAAGACTATCTTGATGGTGGGTATTCTGGTAAATCCTATACCTTTGATGACGGGCTTGGCTCTGGGTTAAGCACGAACAAAGCCGTGTTGTTCACTGATGCTTATTATCCAGGCGGTACTGGGAACTACGGCACATTTGCACTTACTGTTGCACTTTCAGCGGAGTTGTAAAAATGACATATAAATTAAAATCACAAATTGATTTAAGCGGCAACCCCGTTTCTGTTGCGGTCATTAGGGCATCCGACAACGCTTACATTCCATTTGCCAGCGACAACACCGACTACCAAGCATATTTGAAATGGCTGGCAGAGGGCAACACGCCTGAACCAGCAGACGAACAAGGAGCCGCATAATGGCCTCATCAATCAACGCATCCACAACCGCCGGGGTAGTCACAACTGCCGACACCAGCGGCGTGTTAAACATCCAAACTGCTGGGACAACGGCGGTTACTGTAGATGCTTCACAGAATGTAGGCGTGGGTATTACACCTACTACAAGGTTCCATGTCTCTAGTGCATCAAACACATTTGCAACTGTTGAATCTACAAACGGTGCGGCTTATTGGCAGATGATTGGCAACAACGCCACAAATGCTTCTTACAACACATTAATTTCAAAATACGGCGCTACTACCGATTGGTCAATCAGTGGTGGTAACGGCACAAACGGAATAATGGTGTTTACTACAGGCGGCACAGAACGAGCACGTTTTAACTCCACGGGCGCACTTGTTCTTGCTGGTGGCACAACTACAGCAAATGGTATTGGCATCACCTTCCCCGCTACTCAATCAGCATCATCTAACGCAAACACGCTAGATGATTATGAGGAGGGGACTTTTACTCCATCACTTTCTTTTGGTGATGGTGTTGTTGGTCTTACATACAGTTATCGTGTGGGAATATATGTAAAAGTTGGAAATGTAGTATCAGTTTTTATTCGTATAGCACTTAATAACAAAGGCTCTTCAACGGGCCATGCTGGAGTTTCTGGATTGCCGTTCACTGCAAATGGAACAACTGATGTCTATCAAGTGGCTTATGTTGGGTTAATTGCTGATATGTCTGGGCTTACTTCAAATCCATTTGGGCAAATATCTCCAAATGCATCAAATTTTTATTTTTATCAAACAACATCATCTAATTATGCAACACTGACCCAAACAAATTTTTTATCATCGTCCACTTTGAACATTCAGTTTACCTATCTTGTTTAATTATAGTTTGACCAAACACAAAGGAACACACCATGTCAATCACCAAATCAACCACCATCGACCAAATCACTGTGACCGAGAACGGCATCGTTCTCTACCGTGAAGCAACACGCATCATGGAAGATGGCAACGAACTGAGCAAAACATTTCATCGCTCAAGCCTCACTCCCGGTCAAGACCTGACAGGAATCCCCGCCAATGTCGTTGCAATCTGCAATGTGGCCTGGACTGCTGAAGTCATTGCGGCTTATCAAGCACAAGTGGCCGCACAACAAGCTGGAGCATAACCATGTCACTGATTCTCTCAGGCACAGACGGGCTGTCGGATGTTGACGGTTCTGCCGCAACCCCTGCTATCAGGGGAACGGACGCAAACACAGGCATCTTCTTCCCTGCGGCTGACACCATTGCTTTTTCTGAAGGCGGTGCGGAAGTGGCAAGGTTTGATAGCTCTGGTAACTTTGGCTTGGGTGTTACGCCTAGTGCTTGGGCTACATCTACTGCTGTAACCGCACTTCAGTTTCCAAACGGGGCTTTGATGACCTATAGCAATGCGTATGGGTTTAGCAATCTTTATTTGTCAGCCAATGCCTATTTAAACAATTCCGGCAATTGGGTTTACACAAAAACCAATTCTGCATCTTTGTATTCGCAAACGGACAGACAGCACACTTGGTATTACGCAGCATCAGGCACAGCAGGTAACGCCATCACCTTCACCCAAGCAATGACCCTTAATGCAAGCGGTAACTTGGGTGTTGGGACTACAAGTCCTGCTACAAAATTAGATGTAAACGCTGGGACAACTGGTAGATTTAGATTTACGGAGAATAGCGGAACATTAATTGACCATATAAATGGAGCGGCAAGCGCTTTTGCCGCAAGCTATCAAAGGGCGGCTTCTTACGGATGGGGTATTGGTTCAGCTTTGCCCCCTACAGCAATGACACTTGACTCCAGCGGTAACTTGCTGGTGGGGACAACATCAAATAATTTTGCATCTGTTGCTGGGACGGTAATTCTTGGCACTGGGCGATGTTTATTAACTACCGACAGCAATCCATCACTTGCTATTTCTCGTCTAACAACTACTGGCGGTCTTGTTGATTGGTATTACGGCGGTACA